AACATGACACCGACATCAGGTCACATCCTCGATGTTGATGGTCGTTTCGCACAGGCGGCGATGGCTGCGGTCAGATCGCACGTTGCTTTGATCGAAGCTATGAAGGCAAAGCACAAACATATTGAGGTCGTCGTGCTGGCCGGAAACCATGATCCAGATTTCACGCATATGTTAGCTATTGCGCTTTTGATGCGATACGAAAACGACGAGCGGGTGACGGTCAATTTCAACCCGGCTAAGTTGTGGTGCATGGAGTTTGGCCGCAACCTGCTGACGGCACATCACGGCGACAAGACCAAGCCGGATCGTCTGGCGATGCAAGTGGCTGATGCCCGTGCGCCGATGTGGGGAAGGACGTATTGGCGCTATATGGACACGGGCCATATTCATCAGGACTCAAGCAAAGACATCGGCGGCATTTTCTGGGAATCGCACCGAGCCATTACAACCCGTGACGCGGCTGCGGCTGGGTTTGGCTACACAGGCCGCAGCACCATGAAGTGTATCACTGTGCATCGTGAGCGTGGCGAGGTGATGCGCCACACTGCTGCGATAAATTGATTATTTTGGTGAGCGCGGAACGAGTTGCGCACCTCTTTTCAGCATTCGGGTTCCCAAGGTTACGGCCCCGCTACGCAGAACCTCCCGACCTCGATGTGCATTGCTAGGCCATGCCATCCGTGCAACAATGCTGCCGCGCTCAGGTGGATCGTCTCGGTCGGCGTAAAGCCTGACCCCGTGCCAGAGGCAAAAAGACGATCCGCCAAAATGCGGATGTGTGGTCTTGGCTGGGAAGAAAACAACCTTACCACACTGCGGGTGTTTTGAGGCCACCGCCCGCTGGGCCTGTTTACATACTACGCAGCCACTGTTCGACAAGCGGCAGATACGCATAATCAGCGCCATATTTCTCCACCCATGACGCCTTCCCATTGTGGATGGCATTAGGGCCATCTTGATGGTGTGATTTACAAAGTGGAATCACCTCAAAATCACTGGCCTTCGACGATCCATAACGGCCACAGATCACATGATGTGCATCACTTGGGCCATGCCGCAAACAGATCACGCAGGGCAGTTGCTTAACGCGCAAAATATGATCCCGCGCCTTGGCTGTGCCACGCTCCGCTTTTGGCTTCTTTTGGCCCAGTGGCCCACGTTTTGCTAGGTCAGCCATCTTTCCCACTTGAGGCATTCAACATTGTTCTGCTGGGCCATGTCATAGAGATGCGACACACGGCCTTTGGCCTTCTTAGCCCTTTCAATGGCCGCTGCAATCTCATCTTTTTCTTCATACAGCACAGACAGTTTTTCATAAGCAATGGGCCGCATCACTGGTTTCAGAATCCAAAGCATGGTCACATTCCCAGCGCTTCACGATACATCATTTCAATTGCATCTTCCTCGGCCACTTCGTCGGCGCGTTTCTTGCGCAGCGCCACCACCTTGCGAAGCACCTTCACATCAAAGCCGGATGATTTCGCCTCGGCATAGATTGCTTTGCGCACCTCGGTTTCGTCAGCAATGGTGGCATTCTGCGCCTCGATGCGTTCCACGATTTGCAGCAGTTCTTGGTTGATGTCTTCCATGTCAGTTCCTCGGTTTGGTTGCTGGTAGGGCTTTGAGCGCGGCTTTTCCTGCATCGGTCAATCGCCAATGATTGCCGACAGTTTCAATCACAAAGAATGGGCCATCGTCTGGCGCGTCTACACGTTCAGCCCATCCAACTAATTCAAGGCTGTAAAGTGCTGCGCCATGAATACCGCTGTGAATTGATGTGAAGACTTCTTGCCCGTATTGCTCAATATCTTTGAGCGCTTGCCACCTCGTGGCGTTTAGTCTTGGTTTCATTTGCTCTCCTTTTCGGACCACTCGACATTGTGCCGTGAGTTATATTCTTGAATACGATTTACTCCACGTGCGCCCATCTTAGGCGACTTCTAATTTTTGATATTCCGTGTTTTGACATGTTATATTTTTGCATAAGCTGCGATAAGTTTGGCGGAGCTGACCTGATATATCGGATGTCATCTTCTGTTAAACTTGTCTTTCCGTTTCGTTCTCCGATGTTTTCTGTGCCATGACGTTTTTTGTCATGCATATTTTGTTTGTGAGTTTTCCATTTAAGATGATTGGGGTTTACGCACGCTGGGTTACCACACTCATGTGCAGCATGTTTCTTTTCTCCCTCTGGTTCACCATGAGCCAAAATACACATCCATCTGGATGCTGTTTTTTGCTTTCCATTGATTACAGCAAGCCCATAACCTGTGTTGCTTGTTCTATGTGGCCAAATCAGACATTCATTAGATTGAAGCCCAATATGATGCCGCAGGAACTCTTCACTTGAACCTTTTGGTGCTATTTTCTTACCCATCGCAAAACTCCTGTTCATATTTAAGCGCCTCTGGGTCAGTCAGCCTAACCCCGTGAACTGACCAGTGAAGTTGCATCTGTTCCATAAATTCTGTCATCTGCTTTCCGGTCATCAGCCGAGTTACTGGAAGATCAAATGCCTTTATTGCTTCAAGTTTTTGGTCGTAAGGCAAATGCTTCAAAACTCGATCATAGGACAGTTTAAACACTTCATTCTGTAAGCGCAAGATTGGAACACCAAAACGCAACTTACATTCCGCTCGCACATCATCATGGGTCTGGTCTCCAAGTTGTGTCGAAATGTCGGTGAACCATCTTTGCGCCAGTCTGTTTTGCGCTGTAGACCTTGGTGCGTCTTGGGTCCATGTCACAGTAATCGGCAGTTTTCGATCCCGTAGTAAGTTAGCCAGCGCATCAACATGATGCGGTTCTCTAATAATTTTAGTTGGCATCAGCCTGCGCCCTGATTGGTCCAGTGGCTGACCATCACAGCGCTGACTTCATCGCGTGGGATGTCCAGTTCCTGCGCCACCTTGTCCAGAGTCAAGGATGGGATGGCATTCCACATGCCACCCGCTTCGTCCTCGATGCGTTCATAAGTCGCAATGATTAGCTTGGAATCAAGCATTGAACTTCTCCCGCAACTGCTGGATTTTGATTTCCAGATCGCCCAAGAACTTGATGACCTCGGCCTTGATGTCTGTCTGCGAGGCGTGATCTGCGTGGACCCGCTGCATCCAGAAATTCATATCGCCGGGCATCCTCGGATCAAAGCTGACGAAATCACACCACTCCCGGCCAGTGCACATCATCTGCACCTGCATCTGGATCATGTATTGGGATGGAACCTTGCCATCCAGCAGCGTCTCGATGTGGGTGGCAGAGTTTGGGCATTTGATTTCGATAAGCCCATCCGACCCCACCAACCCATCAGGTGATGCACCGAAGCCCGCGATGGTCGGGTGCGGGACAAAACCTGTCTCCGCAACCGTTTCACCCGTCATCAGTTCATAGGCCATGCGGGCCTGTGGTTCGGTATCTGTGCCATGCTGCATGGCGGCGCTGGTAAAGCCTTTCACAGAGGTCTGTGTCAGGCGCTCGGTGATAAGCTGGGCCATGTAGTTAGCCCGGCTGGCCGCATAGCCAGACTTTGTTTTGGCCATCACATCGGCGGTGCGGGATGCAGTAACCTTGCCAAGTCTGGCACTGTGCCATGCTTCCGTGCGTTGCTCATGCGTTTCCATTTGCCACCCCCAATGCTGCTTTTTTTGTAAGCATGGCGATTGCGTCGATCGCTTGCTTTTCGGTCATGTCTTCTAGCTGCTTAACTTTCCAATAAGCGCAGAACTTTGCCTCGTCTGTGTTTGTGTCAAACATCAGGTCGCTCATGTCCACATATTGCTCTTTGCTGATCAGCTTGCTCGGTTCGACCTTTGGCGCGGCCTTCGCAGCTGCGTTGCCATCATCATCTTCCGGGGCGATTCCCGTCAGGCTTTCAAGGCCGATCCGCTTGGCGTAGGTCGTGGCGCTTTTCATCCCCTGCATGTCGTTCTTGTTGATGATCAGCGGCACATCGCAGGAAACGCTGGTTTCGCTGGCGCCATGAACCAGCATCGTGCGCATCACAGCGCCCTGTTCATCTCGCGCCATCATGTGGAACATCGCAATGCCTTGCTCGGTCAGCGCGGGAATGGCGACAGAAACCACATCGGCCAAATCCGCGTATTTGGATTTGAACGCGGGGTTGGTCGCGCCTTTCACGACCTTGCCCATGCCAGCCTGTGCGGCGCACAAAGCCATGTAGATGTTTTTATGTTCGCTCATGTCAGAACCCCAATCCATAGCCCAAGAACCAAAGGCCGTAGCCCATCGCAAAGAGCATCACAGCCCCAACTGCGTCTTCGATCCATTCGCGCATTAGTAAAACTCCACTTCGTTCCAAAGAGACAGGATGGCGTCCTGCAACGCTTGCGGCAATTCTTTGATGTCGAACGGCATATCCAAGATGTGCAGTTCTGCCACTTCGACCGTGTTCATGTCGACTTCTTCCCAGACAGGCGAACCCGGCACACCGAAGTCTGTGCGGACGCTATCTGCGATAAAGCGGACTTTGATTTCTTCTCCGTTGTAGTAAGCTTGCATGGCTGTTTCCTCCTGTCCTTGCCCGTTTTTTGTAATGCGCTTCTTCAGGCTTGGCAACAACTATTTGCATCAGGCGCAACTTTATGTAAGATGGCCGCATGGAAAAAACATCACGCATCGCTCTGGCCCAGCACATCAAGGCCGAAGGTATGAAAAAGAAAGAGTTTGCTGCGATGCTTGGTGTCAGCGCATCGCAGCTTTCCCGCTGGCTGTCTGGCGCTGTTGTGCCGGATCGCCTGTCACGCAAGTTCGTTGAGTTTGCCACCAACCGGGCTGTTTCGTCGGATGGCTGGCAGTGAAGATTCAACCCAGCTTTGCCCGCAAGACCCGCACTAAGTATGGCGCAAAGAAAACGCAGGTCGGCGAGGTTACGTTTGACAGCAAAAAGGAAGCCCAGCGCTTTATGGAGTTGCAGCTGCTGGAGCGAGCCGGGGAGATCAGCAACCTGCGCCGAC